AAATATACAACGATCATCTTGGTTATGCTACTTTTGGTGTGGGTCATCTGGTACTTGAGTCAGACCCAGAACACGGCTCTGAGCTTGGGACTTCAATCAGTGAGTCCAGAGTCATTGAAGCCTTCGAGCAGGATTGCGAAAACGTCTTGCGAGACTGCAACATCCTATACGAAAACTTTGATGATTTGCCAGAAGAGGTTCAACAAATAATTGCAAACATGATGTTCAACATGGGCCGCCCTCGTTTGAGTAAGTTCAAAGGAATGAAACGTGGAGTAGATGCCAAAGATTGGAACGCTGCCGCAGATGAGATGGTTGACAGCTCTTGGTATAGACAAGTAACAAATCGTGCAGAACGATTAGTTGAACGTATGAGAAACGTGTGAATTATACTAAATCACAGTGGGATAGAGAAATAGGTTGGGGTAATGTTCCATCCAAATATTCCTATGAGTATTATGCTACTCATAAAAACAATATTTGGAATTCTTGGAATACATTATACAACATTGTAAATGTTAAAGTGACATATAATATGGAAGAAGTTA